CTCAAGCCCAGAGGCTTTTGGATTCTCCTTGAGAAAAGACCCAAGTGCTTCTTTGTTTTCGTCCTCGATTGAGAACCTCTCCCAGATTGTGAATTTTTGGTCAATGTGGATCATATTTTTGTTTGTTAGATTCTTGTTCCTTGAAACTCGGGGATCAGAGCGATCACCTTGCCGCCAATGATAGTTACATACTTGGCCTTGTCGAGAGGCTTGTCTTCTGATACTACCATAAAGTTCGGCCCCTTGTAAGGGTTGTAAGAAATTTCGTCACGATAGACAAAAGACTTGGGGATGAAAGGGAAACGCTCGCCCAAGATGAACGCATGAACATTTTTGCGCTTTTCTTTCAAGACTCTTTGCCGCCCTGCTTCGCTCACCTTGAACGTCGCATTGCGGAGAAAGATTTCCTTTGTGTATTCAACGACCTTCCAAGATCCGTTCACCTTTTCTTGAACAGAGAAGAGTTTCTTGTGGAAGTTGTAGTAGATTCTGACTTTCATGTTTTTAGTTAGTAGTGAATGATTGACTCCATCCAGTTGGCTCGCAGCGATAGAGTCGCACAACGTCTCCCTTCCTGCAACCTAATTTTACATAATCACCCACGGAAAGAGAAGGAATAGGGGTGACTTTGAACTGCTCATGTTCACGACCAGAACCGTGATTGCAGAGAGCGAAGATTCTTTCTAGCAAGAAATCATCTGCCTCGTCTTCATCGTGTTCAACTGATGCCATGAATGACACGCACCCGTTAGGGCGAGCGATGCGATACTCAGGGGTGGCGGCGTAAGTGGACTGGTATTCGAATAGCGTTTGCATAACAGGTAGTTTAAGATTAAGCAGGTGGGTTGTCAATGATTTCATTCAAAGCAATCAAACATTTTTCACGGGTCTTACAACCAGTGATTTTTTTTGCAGCATTGAATGCAGCATTGTTTTTACACCGCATTCCAGTGTTAATTTCCAATGATAAACCTTTAGCAATAACCAAGAGTCTGTATCGTTGAATATCTTCGGGAGTAGTTAGCATCATCATGGCATCAGTATAATCTAGTTTTTTATTATTAAACGAGAGGCAGTTTTACGTCATACCCAGGACATTACACGCCACTACGAAAGTTCTACATATTCTTCGGTTCCCAAAACATTATCAGCTTTGACCGTGAAACACTCAGGGCGATTCTCTTCGGGATTCAATAGCTTTTCCCGTTCGCTATTGGTAAGATACCCAGCGAATGTTTGCTTGTCAATGACGCAGCCATCAGCATAATAAGTAGAGGATGGAAAGTGATTGTTACCAGTAGAAGGGTAAAGCCTGATATAATTGGCATCTTTATGCTCGATGATATAAGGAAACAATTTCCATTGCCCCCATGGCAAGGATTGCACTTCTTCACGTTCTCCGTTTTGAATAGCAGTCTTTACACTGGAAAGATTACTAAAATCAATCCCAGCACGAACAACAGCACTTGTTACTTTTTCAAGAATGATATTCTTGAAAGCAGCAGCGGGTTTAGGATTACTTTTCCAATAGGCTTTCACAAAGCTACCTTTAGCATTGAGAATGTTATTGATAACTTGGTCGGCGGTTAGTGAGGCAATGTTTGTTTTCATAACGACATCAGTATAATCTAGTTTCTTATAAGTTGGATTCTTGAAAACATTTTGTATAAATGTTATGAAGCTTCATAACGGTTTTTTTATCAGCGTTAAATAATAAATTAAAAATAATAGCCTCATAACCACCAGCCATTCTTGCATAGTTAGGAGAACCATCTGAGTTAGCAGTGGTTTTGCTCATGCAGTTCTCAATAAGATCAGACACGGATTTGTAATTGACTTCTTCTAAAGTAGGTGTATTCATAACGACATCAATATAATCTAGTTTTTTATCAGTGTTTTTCTAGGCAAGTCGGACAAACAGATTCAATAAAGATCATTGATTCAAAAGCATTTGACTCATGCCGAATATAATCACTTGAACCATGTTCAACAAAAAAATCAATATCTTCATGTTTCATTTTAGTAAAACAACCAGACTTAAATTCAACTATAACATGATCATCCTTTGTAAAAATACGGGTAATGATTTCCTCATTTTCGTATCCAGGAGAACCGTGACGAACAATCGCGCCGATCAGTAATTTGTATTTCATAACGACATCAATATAATCTAGTTTTTTATTGGTATCTGTTACCGAATTGATCAATTATAGTAGTAGCAGGGTGAAGATGAATACAAATTTCCTTTGCTTCACGAAGAGAATTTACAGTAACTGTATTACCATTTCGGCAAGTGATTGTATAACGCTTTTTCATAACATGAATATAATCTAGTTTTTTATTAGTTTATTCAGCTTCTTTATTACCACGAGTAGGGCAATCGGTGATATGAACAAGTTTGTTTTTTGCTCTAGTAATAGCAACATAAGACAGATTCTTTTCTTGTTGCTTCATCCAATCCAATACTGCATATTTACTTGGTTGAAATTGCCCCATGCCAAGGATATAACAGTTGTCAAACTCAAGTCCTTTTGATTTATGAATGCTTGACAACGTGACAACGTTTGGCTTTTTATAGTCATCGTTGTCGCTGAACATATCACTGATAAGCTTTTGAAGACTAGCTACATCATGCTTGCCGATACTTTGGCAACGCTCAACAAGAATCATAATGGTATCATGCTTGTCTTCAAGCAATGCAAGTTTAGCACGACTCGCTTTTTCACTTTCACGCTCAAAATGCTTTTGGATTCTAAGTGTAAAGGTAGCAAGATCTTTGACTTTCCATTTACGAGTCATAGTAATCAAGTTTTGACCAATATCCTTTCCTTCAATACGGCAACCAATACCTTCACGAATAAGCGCAAATGCAAGAGCAATCAGCGGGGAATTATTGCGACATATAATACCATCATTTTTATCAAGGTTTAATAAAGATACAAATTTTACAAATTCATCATACTTAATTGAAGATATTTCCCCGTCATTATTATTTTCAAATGCTTCAATATCTTCGACGTATTCTTTAGCAGCGGTAATGATATTCTTGCCGCAACGATAACAAACACTCAAAGGAAGTTCAACAGCATCAAACAATGTTTTAATGAGTTCCATGCTATTGTTTTCAGCACCAGTAAACCCATAAATAGCTTGGTTTGGGTCGCCAATAGCCATGAGTCTACCACCACTTTTAAGCATCTTACCAATCAATAGCTTTCTACAAACATTGGTATCTTGTGCTTCATCAACAATAACCCAATCATATTGTATCATATCAATATCAAAAAGTAATGGGAAATAAAGCATATCACTAAAATCAATGATCTTGGTATCACGATTGTTGAGTTCTAAAACACGACGGCAGACATCAATGATTGTGGCAAGACCAACGTCAGCATCAACGTCAATATCATTGTGCTGAATGATATTAACCCAAGCATCATCATCATTGATATCAGCACAACCAGCAACGCCAAAACCATTTTCCTTTGCAAAGCGAACCATATCCATAATTGCTTTGCGGCATTTCATAAGCTCCCCTTCTTGAGTGAAATACTCAACAAAGTTGTAAACCTTATTATTATTAACAGTAACTTTGCCTTTGGCACGAGTCAAACTCTTTAATGATTCACTGTGAAAAGTGGCGGCACTAGCACTAGGATAACCCCTAGCAACAAGACGATCTTGCAATTCAACAGCAATTTTCTTGTTGAAAGCAAGCATCAATACATCACCATTCATGCGATCAACAGCATTAACAGCAGTAGTAGTTTTACCACTACCCGCTTTAGCATTGATAACAGCATTACCAGTTCCCTCGGATACCCATTTATAAATATTTTCTTGATAAGTAGAAGCAATCATGTGGCAGTAGTATGTTCTAGTTTTTTAGTAGTCTTTTTTCTACAATTCTAGTTTCTTAGTAGTTGATATCAATCTGGATTCACAACAAATCCCGTATCATCTTTCTTGGCTTTACCTTTATCAACAAGACCAACAATGCAATTACTAGGATCTAGAAAACGAAGATCATTGCTATCACCATCAATCACAACCTTATTCTTGTAGGTAGTGGGAAGTTTCTTGCGAAAAACAACAGCAACATTACCTCCCATATTCATAATGAGATCAGTATGCGCGGCATTGCTTTCACTACGAGAGAAAGTAAGATGATAATTCTCGGGAAATTTACCATTGATAAAGTCAATCATACGCTTGACATTCTTGGTATAATCATAAAACATAACATCAGGAAAGTATTGCATCATATTCTCACCTTGAAGCAATACATTTTCCCAAGGAATATCACTTGTAAGATTGAATCTAAAGCAAGGAATCATATTATTTTTCTTTGCTTTTTTAACAGCAGATTCAATCTCTTTATACAATTTAAGCAGGAAATCTTGCTTATCATTGAAAAAGAACTTGGTTTTATTGATACGAGCAAGTTGAACAGTTGAATAAATACCCATGCCAGCGGTATTAAGACAAGCAGCAGCACAACCTATTGATGCGTATTGGCAGGTATTAAACCCACTCAATTTTGCTGGTGCTAAATGAATTCCACTTGAATAATATCCTAGTGATTCACCCTTCTTGATTTTTGTATTCGCGGTAGTTAGTAGTTTCATAGCGACATCAATATAATCTAGTTTTTTATTGATTACATCTCGGCATATTCACGAATACGGCAAGCATCTTTTTTATACTTCTTTTTTCTATCAACAAAGAAAGTAGTAGGCGGTGCTATCTTATGCCGTATCAATCTTCTTAATGCTAATAAAGAATAATCAAATGTGATATTTTTTATCTTTTTCATAACAACATCAATATAATCTAGTTTTTTATTGATGATTGCTATCTTTTTTATATCTAATGATTATAATCTAGTTTTTTACTACTCTCTTTATCCTTTCTACTATTTGTTTATCTTTTTTCTTTTTTTTAATTATTATTGTTTTTATCAATGATAAAATTTGCTATATCATTATTAGTTACGCTACGCTACATGTCTTATTCCGTAACTCATTGATTATCAATGATTTTGTTTTTTTGGATACAGATCGTTGGATATATATTATATTGTGTTTATCTGGCGTATTTTGTTGATATATATCGTGCGTGTATCTGTGTGTGCTTGTGTGTATCTGTGTGTATTTCGATACATTTTATGCGTATTTTGATATTGTTTTAGTATATTTTGGTGTATTTATACGCTACTTTTACACCATTTATACGCTATTTTTGTTTGTTTTTGATTCTCATTTCGTTTATGAGTTGATCGTATTCCCCATTTCTGTATTGTTTTAAGATGATATCCACTGCGATGCAACAGGCTTTTAGATGTTGCTTTTGGTTATTGTTTGATTGTTTCATGTGTGTGTTGTTGTTATTGTGTGTATGCTTATTCACTACCCATTATGCGTTATATCAAATTTACATCTTTATATCAGATAAACAAAGTTGTGATATTTACAAAGTTATAATAGTGACATTATTGTATTGATACCAATGTCAATGAACTGATATATTATCGTTTATTTTTATTTTAGAATTTGGAAAAGTCCAACACTCTTTTGTATCGTTTATAAAACAAACCCAGTATAAGTCATGTTCTTGGGAATAATCAATTACCAGATGTGCATATCCTTTTCCTTTGGGTGTTGTTACTGGTATTGTTGGGTTTAATTGTAATATCATAAAGTTACATTTGTCTTTATAATTTGTATTTATATTAGTTTTTTATTAATAGTTGATGTATCTATTATGGTCTCGTTTTACAACACACCCATCCAGTGCATATATATTTTGTATTACTTTTCGGTGGAATACCTCTATGTAAGAATGTCCATAATGGTGGAAAAAATATAAGTTTACCTACTTCTGGTGTTATTTTTTCTCCTGTAACAAACTCTGTCTCTCCTCCTTCACTGACATCATTGAGATACCATATAAAGGTTAATCGCCTTAAAGGTGACTGATTAATTATACCTTGCACAATGTTATCATCGTCATGCCAAACATATCCCACACTATTTGCAACTGTTTTCTGTATCTGAAAACCCGAATCAATTACACCTCTTGTTACAAAAGGTGTAAGTTTCGGATTAATTTTATACAAGTAATCAATATATTCAGATAAACCTACTTGCAATGACTCATTGAATTTTTCATCTATATCATTCCAATCTTTAAGATCTGTAATAAACAAATCGGTAGAGTCTTTGATATTAGGATTTACATCTCCGATATTAAAGCTGCCTGCTTTTTTCCTGTTATCATCTTCAAATCTTTGAATTACTTCATTACAGATATTACTGTCTAGCGATTTTTTTTTCTCCCAAATGAAATTCGGTTTCATATCTTATTATTATTGTTCTTGCACACTATTATTATAAGAGTGTTCCCGCGCTCACGGTCTTAGTGCTGGTGAGTATCAATTTAGGAAGATCAATTCCATCAATACTTTTTAACCTTCCGATAACTAACCAAAAAGATCCTTCATCGTAAACAGCCATTAAGATATTAGGAACCATTATTTCTAATCTATAAAAGATATGGGAACTTCCCATATCTTCACAGAACTTTTTAATGTATGGATGATCGACTAATTCTTCTTGTGTTTCAAATAAAAATGGATCTGGTTCTTCGTCCATTTCGACGAAGGTTGGAATATATGGCATAAATTTATTCATAATTTATTGTATTCTATTTTTTACTTTTTGATCTTTACTTTGCTTACATCAACACCGTACTTAGCAGCAATGTCTTCAAGCGTCAACTCAATTGGCTTGGTAAGAGTGTCAAAGGCTCCTTCTGACAGACGTTTACCATTGACCCACCATTCTTTGTATCCATATACACTGTGTCAAAGGCTCCTTCTGACAGACGTTTACCATTGACCCACCATTCTTTGTATCCATCAGCATGTTCAACAGCTGGTCCATTAAAACGATGAAAAATAGTCATCTCTCGGTCTTTGTAGTAAAACTTGTTATTGTTTTTGTCAATGTGAATGTATTGTTCTTGCATGTGTTTATTGTATTCTAGTTTTTTATTTTAGGAATTAACGTATGACCTTCTTTGGATTGTAAAAATGTAGTCAAAGAATCAATTTGTTTTTGTACTTCTTCTGTTGTCATATTATCTGAAGCAAAATCAATACGACGATTATCAACCACTACTTCAACCTTCTTAGAAGGATCAAGAGTTTTTTCATAATTAGTGAGAATTTCTGATATACTTATTACTTTATTCATAATTTTATTGCATTTTACTTTTCAATTCACAGCTAGCATAAGATCAGATAAAAGGGTCAGTTTAATCTCACCATCTTTCTTCGTTACAAGATACCACTCATCATTTTCAAACATATAGTTATACTCTTCCCCTTCTTCATACACTTGATACAGTGCATCATGGCGCATGATACTCGGCACACTACCTTCACCTCGGTCACGATGATAAGCAATTGTGACACCATCAACAGGCTTATCAAAGGTATGACTCACACCCTCTTCAGGTTTGATATGCTTATCAAGTGAACTAATAGAACCTAAAGCAATCAACTCTTTAACCTTCTTTTCTGTATCGTAATGATCGAAAAGCATTTTACCTACATGCTTAGGATGTCCATCCCAGTGGCAGTAGATTGAATCATAACCATCAGAAACGCTTAATGTAATTGTACTATTTGTAGACATATCTTATTCTATATCAGTGTTTTCTTATCATCGAGCCTTTTAATGACCTGCTCATGTCATACATTTTTATATTATCGAAGTCTATATTGATTTGTTTGAATGTCAACATCAACAAGGTTTCGCTTTTCAAGAGCAATGATGATACGTTTAGCTTTCTTATCAAAAGAATACCACCCATCAATCTTGCTGATAAATGCAAACGCTTCTCTTTGAAGCTTGCCCATATTTTTAATGTTTGTTTCCATATTTTTAATGTTTGATTGTTGTTTATTTTAAGATTTCCAACCTTTGACTATTTCAAGATAGCAACAAACACAAGCCTGTCAATATCTTCTTCCTATATAATATACTAGTTTTTTATTACTCTAACCTTGATCTTGTTGATCATTAAGTCTGATTGACCACAACACACCATCGGTTTCTACTGTATAGCCTTCTGGAACAGTCGCTTCTTGTTTTGCATCATTCCAAAATCCTTTTAATGCAGCGATGGTTTTAAAACTATTGTAACCGACAAGTTTCTTAACAACGATTTTTATTTTCATATTATTATTCACAGGAAAATTGGTGATCGTGGAGGAATTCGAATCCCCGACCTAGGGAGTAGAAATCCCTTGCTCTAATCCACTGAGCTACACGACCATTATTATTAACGACTTATAGATATTTTAATCTATCTTTTCTATTTGTCAATCAACTATTCTAGGCGCATAATCACTTATCAGGCATGATCGCTACCTAGTAATAGTTAAAGCATTGACTTGCCATCATTATATCATAGTTTTTAATGATGGCAAGGAAAGAGTTTCTATCGCTGAAGATGTTCTTCTATTAGAAGTTTTCGAAGTTAAAGTCAGTTCCGATACAGCTCCAAAAATTATCTCTACATGTCTATACTAATAAGTATTATCTTATTTGTCCATATATTAATTCATACATCTAATTCTCTACGTGTCTCAAAATCCCAAGGATCAATACCAATCTCTGTTAGACGAGTATCATATGCATCGCTGCTTGCATCATGAGGATCTGGAAGGTTCCAGTAACCAAACCATTCGTTTTCTTGTCCTTCAACACGTAGCCGAGCCTTCTTATCAAAGTGGGTGCGACCTTCTTGGCAATAGGAACAACTGCCATGATTGCGGCATGAGCGATCAAACCTCTTGCTTCCGCGATATGGTTGGCGGTATTCTTTCTTGTTGTCGATGGCTTTACCAAGCATAATGTTATTTGTTTTATTCTTCGTGAGTTTCATCTTGATATAAGATGGTACGGGAGGAGGGACTCGAACCCACAAAGGACTTTCATATCCATACCCGATTATGAATCGGGGCCGTTAACCAATTCCGGTCACTCCCGCATTGAACCTTTTAAAGACATGCTCAGGTCTTGCTTTGATTATATCTTAGTTTTTTATTAGTAAAGTATTTTTTATTTTAAATTATAGATGGTAGCTCAGGTCGGACTTGAACCGACAAGCATTGCTGCGGGAGATTTTAAGTCTCCAGTGTTTACCAATTTCACCACTGAGCCGTTGTTATTAACTATTCATCCAATCAATTACATCATGCAATCCTTTAGATTTGTCACCGTCTCCATAACTAGAAAAATGTTCTCCATTTAATTTTTTACCATGCCAAGGGTGTTGATCTGTTTTGGTATTTTTCCAAGTCCAAATCTGACCATGTGATTGGTTATTCTTTGAAACATTGATATATGTTTTATTGTTTGGATCTTTGATTCGTTTGCTGTAGGTCAACATCGTGCCATCATTATATTCTAGTTTTTAACTAATGCAATAGAATTTTTTGAGAACAACCTTTTCCAAACCAAATTTATCAAGACTTGGAAGAATTGAATTTCTGATAAGATTTCTTCTGTATTTATTATCATTATTCGTAGGATCTTCAACAACAAAATCATATAGATTGTTATTGATTACATATGATTCTATGTCTTTCTTCTTAGTTTTTAGAAAGGGACGAATCATTTTGAAGTTGTTATTATGAAATTTTGTAATGATTGGAACAGGGATATATTCTGGACAACCTTTTAGTGTGTTCATTAAGTATGACTCAACTGCATCGTTTAAGTGATGACACAAGATCACATCTTTGTTTAAACTGGAAAAGAATTCAAGTCGTTGTTTTCTGAGAACGTCTTCAATGTTGCTTTTGATTGTATCATCACTTTGTCTTTTAGCAACTGTTAATTTGATGTTGTGTTGATCGCAGAATCTTTCAACCGTTGATTGCATCTTTGCATTGATTGGTTGAAAGTTATGATTAAAGTGACAAGCATATACTTTATCTTTGTATAGTCTTGATAGCAAATGCAAACAAGCAATTGAATCTACACCACCACTTACAGCAACATAAAAATCTTGCTTTGGAATTAATGCTTTGTTGATCTTAATCATTTTAAAATATGATAAGCTAGTTTTTTACTAGTTTCCAACCACATTTAGTCTGTAGTTGTCTTCCTTGTTTTAAATGATTGAATACACCTATAGATAATCCTGTTTTTTTAGACATATCTGTCAAAGATAATTCCAATGTTTCTAAAGTATACACATTAAACCATTTAATTTTATTGCGTTCGTTTTTTGTTAAACTCATTTTATTTTTAGAATCTTCTTTGTGTGTATAAGATGGTGTGACATATCCTTTTTGTTTTTTTATCTGCCAACTTTTTTTAGCCCAATCACTCCTATTTTCTGTTGTAGCTTTTACCATGTTATTTAAATTTTTATTATTATGCCAATATGTTTTTAAAGATTTTGATATTTTTAATTTAGTTTCTTCTGATGGTATACCACCATTACCACCCTCTGTTAGATTATAACCATTAGGAGAAATAGTATTGTGTTTATTTATATAATAAATTTCTTTATCGCAACACTCTTTAATTGAATTACAAGTTTCTAAAACTTCCCAATCAAAGTTATCAATACCATACTTACGTATTGCTTGTTTAAAAAGATAAAAATAATGTTTATTAGAAGGTGAATTTGCTTTACATAAATGCGCTTTCTTTCTTTCTTCTAAAGTTTTTGTAGTATATCCTACATACCGTTTTCCATTAATTTTATTAGTAACCATATATACAATCATGCTATATTATTTAGTACAAAAATATAAAAAATAATATAGAGATTGTTTATTTTAAACATGTGCTTTTTATAAGCTAATTTTTATTTGATAAAATCACCTTCCTTGCTTGGCGTATTTCTTCTTATAATTTTTTGAATTCTTTAAACGAGATGTTTTAGTTTTGGCATGAATTCCTTTTCTTTTGATGTTATTGTTCTTCTTTGTTGTTTTATTTTTCATAAAGTTATTATATCATTAAAGTTTTAATATGCAACTGGTTTTTTAAGAAACGTTAGAAAATATGGAGCTGAAGGTGGGATTCGAACCCACGGTGATGTTTCCAATCCAGATTACAAATCTGGTACACTCGACCACTATGCGACTTCAGCGTTATTAAAAATTGGCTCCGACTCGTGGGATCGAACCACGGACCCGATGATTACTTACCACTATAACTTTAGTTACCCTTTCGGTTTGTGGTCTGGACTTTCTCATTATCTTCAGCATTACCTGTTAAGACA